ACCGGCGGACCGCGGTCGTCCGGAGGTCGCGCCAGTGGTAGCCGACAGCGACGACGTGATGCGGTACGTCGTCGCGATCAGGGTCACGTGCGAGCAGCTGACGGCCGAGCTGCGCCGGCTGCGTGCGGCGCTCGACAGCGACGCCGTCCTGCAGCCGTCGCAGAACGTGGCGCTGGCTGAGTCGCTGCGTCGGGTCGGCCTGGCCGCGCAGCAGGCTGGCATCGACCCGGCGGCCGAGCTGTGACCAGGACGGCGCGGCTGTGGATCCGGTGGGCCTGGCGTCGGCTGACGTCGATCGGCCATGCGCACCGCTACGTCACGGACGACGGCGTCGTGACGCCGTTCTGCGTCGTGTGCGGCGTGTACCCATGAACAGCCTGCAGCGCGAGCTCGCGCGCCAGCTGGTGACGATGCTGCTGCTGGACCGCGCGCCGTGGCGCCGGCGCCAGCTGCGCCGGCATGAACGGACGTGGGTCGCGCTGTGCCTGGCCGAGCTGCTGAGCCGTGAGTGACTACCACGGCGACCCGGCCTACGGTTGCGGCCTGATGCTGGTCGTGGGCTGGGTCGTGCTCGGCCTGGCCTGGATCGTGCTCGGCCTGGCCTGGCTGCTGCGATGACCCGTAGCGAGTGGGCCTACGTGCTGGCCGTGGCGCTGGTGGCGCTGGTCGGCTACGTGCTGCTAACCCTGGCAGCTGGCAATGGCAGGCCGACGCCGTGACCAGGAAGCGACAGCCAGCCAGGCCACACCGCCACAGCTGGCAGCCGATCGCGCTCGGCGATGACGGCCGCATCGTCGAAGGCTGCGCGGTCGATCGCTGCGCCGAAACGCGGATCGCGACGGCGCGGCTGGTCGGTCTTTGGGATGAGGTGTCGGGCCCGGGAGACTCCACCGGGAATCTCTCCCCGGCCAGGCCCGGACCGGCGCCGGATGGCGAATAGAACGCCCGTTCTGTTCCCGCAGCTCGCGAAGCGACGCAACCGGGCCGCGGTCGAGCGCACCATCGGGGCGATGCGCCAGGCTGGCCGGCTGGACGGCGTCGACGCCGCGCTGGTGGCCGTGTGCCGGTCGCTGGCGGCCGCGCTGGACGACGCGCCGAGTCCCTACGTCGCCGCGACGATCGGACGCGTGCAGCTGGAAGCGCTGCGCCTGCTGACCGGCAAGCCGCCACCGGAGGTCGACGAGCTCGATGCGTTCATCCGTAGCCTGGCCGACCGTCCCGCCACGGTTCGCGACGCCACGGACACCTAGCCGGCCGACGATCGGCGACGCGGTCGCGCGGGTCGGCGCTGTGCTCGGCTCGCCGCCGCTCGACTGGCAGCGGCTCGTGATGGACGTCGCCGGCGAGCTGCTGCCGAACGGCCGGCCGGCGTATCGCGAGGTCCGCGTGACCGTCCCGCGCCAGCAAGGCAAGACGGCCGGCCTGCTGCTGCCGGTCATGGTGCACCGGGCGCTCGCCTACGGCCGACCGCAGCGGATCCTGTACACGGCGCAGGACCGGAATCACGCGCGCGACAAGTGGGCCGAGCAGGTCGACCAGCTCGAGCGCTCGCCGCTGCGCCGGCTGTACAGCGTCCGCCGGTCGAACGGCTCGGAGCGGATCCGCTGGCGGACCGGCAGCCAGCACGGCATCACCGCGACCGGCGAGACGTCCGGCCACGGTTTCACGCTCGACCTGGCCGTCATCGACGAAGCGTGGGCGCAGGTCGACGACCGGCTGGTGCAGTCGATGCGGCCGGCGATGGTGACGCGCCAGGACGCGCAGCTGTGGATCGTGTCGACGGCCGGCACCGATGATTCGGTCTTCCTGCGCGAGCGCGTCGACGACGGCCGCGCGCGGGTCGAAGCCGGCGAGCTCGCCGACGTCGCCTATTTCGAATGGTCCGCGCCGGACGACGCCGACGACGCGGACCCGGCGACCTGGCGCGCGGCGATGCCGGCGCTCGGGATCCTGATCGACGAAGACACGATCGCCAGCGATCGCGCGGCGATGGACCGCGGCGAGTTCGGCCGCGCCTACCTGAATCGCTGGACCGCCGGCGGCCGGCCAGTCTTCGAGCTCGCCGACTGGACCCGCTGCCGCGACGATCGCAGCCAGGCGTCGGACCGGGTCGCGTTCGCGGTCGACGTCTCGCCGGATCGGTCCAGCGGGTCGATCGCCGCCGCCGGCGGCCGGCGCGACGGGCGGATCCATGTCGAGCTGATCGACAAGCGCGCCGGCACGGACTGGATCGTCGACCGCGTCGGCGAGCTCGTCGAACGGCACCGGCCGGTCGCGGTCGCGCTGGATCCTGGCGCGCCGGCCGGCTCGCTCGTGACCGGGCTGTCGACGATGCGCCGCGTCCCGCCGCTGGTCCTGATCGGCGGCCGCCAGTACGCGCAGGCGTGCGGCGAGCTGTACGACGACGTCCGGTCGGGCCGGATCGCGCACCTGGGCCAGCCGCCGCTCGATGACGCCGTCGCCGGCGCGCGCCGCCGCCAGCTCGGCGACGCCTGGACCTGGTCGCGCTCCGAAGCGTCGACGTCGGATCCGGCGCCGCTGATCGCCGCGACCCTGGCGCGCCACGCCTACGCGATCGCGCCGCGGACGAAGCCGTCCATCGTCTAACCACCGGTTCGGGCGTATCGGGCCGTGGTAGGCTGCCGGACGTGGCACGCCTGGACGACATCGGGCGCTGGCTGACCGGGACGAGCGGTCGCGCGGATCCGCCTCCGGTCGAAGACGCCGACCCGGTCGGCCAGGCGATCGCTCGGGCGATCGAAGACCGCATCGCGGCATTCTCGATGAACGACGCGCTGGCGCTGCCGTCCGTCGTCCGGGCCGTCGACCTGCTGTGCAGCCAGGCCGCGTCGCTGCAGCCGGTCGTCCTGGCCGATGGCCTGCCGCTCGATCGTCAGCCGCGCCTGGTCACGCGGCCGACGCCGTGGGCCGGCGAGACGCGACACGACTTCGTGTACGGGACGATGTACAGCCTGCTGGCCGGCGGCGTCCGGGGCGGCGACGCGTACTGGCTGACGATCGACCGCGACGACCACGGCAACGCGACGTCGCTGCTGCTGCTGGATCCGGACGAAGTCCTGGTAGAAGCCGACGAGCTGCGCCTGCGCCGCCGCTACAGCTGGCGCGGCCAGGCCGTCGACGTGGCCGACATGACGCACATCCGCATCGGCGCGCGGCCTGGCGAGCTGCACGGACAGTCGCCGATCGACGCCTGCCTGGCGCGCCTGGCGATCATCGGCGCGGCCGAGACGTACGCCGCGGGATTCTTCGCGTCCGGCGGCATCCCCGAAGTCGTCATCCACAGCGGGACGCAGCTCGACCACGGCGAGGCCGTGACCCTGCGCAACGAGTACATCGGCGACGGCGAGCGCTTCCCGGTCCGCGTCGTGTCGGGCGACCTGGCGCTCGATTTCCCGGGCGCGGATCCGGAGCGCTCGCAGATGGCGCAGACGCGCGCCTACGCCGCGACCGAGGTCGCGCGCCTGCTGGGCATCCCGGCGCCGCTGCTGCTGGTCGAGACGTCCGGCTCGACGATCACCTATCAGAACAGCCAGGCCGCGCTGACGCAGCTGTACCGCGAGACGCTGTGGCCGACCTACCTGGACCCGATCCAGCTCGCCTGGTCGGACCTGACGCCGCGGACGCAGTCGGTTCGCTTCGACCTGCGCGAGCTGCTGGCGGCCGACGTCGTGACGCGCAGCCAGGTCGAGCTCGCGTACGTCGCCGCCGGCGTCCTGGATCCGACCGAGGTCCGCGTGCTGGAAGGCTGGCCAGCTGACGAACCGATCAGCCAGCAGGCGCGCTTCGCGCCGACACCGCGGCCGACCCTGGCGCCGGTCCCGGACATCGTGGAGGCGACCGGATGACCGAGCTGCTAACGACCGACGAGCTCGTCGACGCGCTGACCATTCGCGACGACGCCGCAGGCTCGCGCCTGGTCGACCTGCGAATCATGCCGTGGGACACGGTCGCGCGGACGATCGACGGGCCGGAGCGCTTCGCGCGCGGCGCCTTCGACGGCATCGACCCGGCCCGGGTCACGATCGAAGCCGGCGCGCACGGCGGCCCACTGGTCGGCCGCGGCGTGGCGCTCGACCAGCGCGAGGACGCGGCGTACCTGACGGCGCGCATCGCGCCGACGCCGGCCGGCGACGACCTGCTGACCCTGGCGCGCGAAGGCGTGTACAGCTCGGCCAGCGTCGCGTTCTATCCGATCGCCGGCGGCAACCGGCGACGCGCCGGCGTCACGGAGCACAGCCGCGTCGACCTGCGACGCGTGGCCATCCTGGAGCGGGGCAGCTTCCCGCAGGCGGTCGTCCTGGCCGTCCGTCACACAGCGGAGGAATCGACCATGCCGAACGAGACGCCAGACCCGACGCCGGATCCCACGCCGCCGACGCCGCCGACGCCGCCGACCGAGCCGGACCCGCAGCTGGCCGAGATTCGCGCCGAGCTCGGCGCGA